TTCAACAGTTTTCTCGCCATCTCCGACCATATCCTCAAAATTTTGAGTTGATATACGTTTCGAATCAGACACGAGTCCACTGGATAATTCTCCAGACTCTGTGAAAAAATCGGGCATGGAATTCTTTTTCAAAAATCTATCCAAATAGACTTTTGTTGCAGCGGCATCAGCTTGAGCAGAAACGTTGCGTTTCATAGCTCGTACATCAACTTTAGGATCGCTCCATAAACTTTTATATAAATGAAGTTCCTCTGCGGTGTATTGCTCTTTAACTTCTTCAAGCTCCAGAGCATTCAACATGTCAGTAGCCTTGGCTCTAACCTCCCCACTTTCGGATTGAAATTCAGGGAATAATTTAGATTCAATATTAGTCCAAGTAGGCAAATCTTGTAACACGCCACCAATTGGAACCCCATGTGCGCGACAATAGGCCTCCACTAACAAATTTCTGAACTTGTGATGTGTATCTCTGTCTAAATGGAAAAATAGCTCCCATAATGCGGATCTAATCGTAGATAACTCTTGATCAGCCACAGATTCTACCTGTGAAGGTGCAGTCCACTGTAATGATTTATAAATAGAATTCATATTCAATTTGGCGTTGTGCACCTCATGAACAGGGTCCCAAACCCAAGTTCTTCTCAGATATGACATGTCATCTCGAGTAACGAATTTTGTCATAACCCCAGCTTTTGAAGCAGGAGTGACTTTCATATTAAAATGTTCGAGACATTTATCTCTATAGACGAAATTGTTCAAATGTTTTGCTGTCAATTTGGACAGCCCATTGAGAAAATCATCACCATAGGTTAAGAGCATTGTTTCTTCGAAAAAACTAGTCTCCTTTAATGCAGGTATTGTATAATAAATGTACATCTGCATGAGCACAGCTCTCAATGAATTATCTTCTGCGGTGCCATATTTCCCACTAGGTTGAAGCCCAGGTTTAGAAAAGATGTCACAATTCATATGTACTAAAGTAAATAGTGCATCAGACAAAATACCTTCTGTCATATTCAAAGCCTTGGTGTTGTATCCAAAAGCTCTTAATACTCTAAGTATGACGCTTGCTGCTGCATGACCGATCCCAAATGGATTGTTCACGTCAAAATCAGAATAATCTCCTTCAATGATATCATCAGAAAAGGCTTTCATTTGCTCATAAATGGCATCTGCATCTGAATGCATGTTCGTACCGACAGAAGTGCGAAAGATCTCACCATCTTCAACCATCATAGTATAAAAAGGAGCAAGGAACATTCGACTGACAATAAGATTGTCAAGGGAAGTCATGTAAAAAACACGAATCTTACCAATGGCATTCTTTTTTGCTTCTCTAGGTTCATCTTTAAGTGATGTCCCATAAATAAAATTTGCAGAATCTCCATTCTCATACGTTTCAAGTATTTCATTGATACGTGTTTTGAGTTCATGGGTAGCTTCACGAATATTATCTTCTTCGTGAACAATAGGAATATGGGGATTTTTAGCACCATAACCATAGCCACCAGAAGTGGAAGCATTAATCCTGCGGAGATAAGCGTCACGCTCGTGACCGTTAACTGCTGTTTGAATATCCAAAGGAGCTAAACTATAATCATCGCCATGTTTGGCTTTAATCATAGATATAATCCGTTCTGAATACTCTTTTACAATTCGGTCAACAATTCTCATGTTTAGTGGTGGAGATGTTTGATTGACCTTCTTGAGTGAAAGGTTCCAAGGTGAAATATATTCTCCTTCAACCAATCGGGGTTTCAAAGTGGGCACCACAAAATGTTCATCGGGTTTGAAGTCAATTGTGTCAAATATTGCATCAAGCGAACCATATAAGCTCGACTTAACGATATTACTCCTGTTGTTCATAAAAACGGGCTTTCCCGTGGAACCTAAGTAATTGATATAAGGCAAATGTTCAAATCTAAATGGTGATTTTAAGCCAGGGAGACATAAGGACTCAGATTTTAAGACAGAAGCTGAAAGGACATCCAACATATCTCTATTATTTTTGAGTTTCTCAATAGCTTCCTTGACATCAGAGTGTTTAATTGCAACCCCAATGCGAGTTTCAGAATCTTTGTTTCCAGCGCAATGTATTCCCACAATAGAACAGCCGGAACGTGTGACCGCCCCCACAAGAGGGACACCACACATCCCGTCAACATATCCACGTTCATAGCGAATAAAACCGTTAATTGTGACGTCCGAAAAGTTATCATGTACATTAATTGTATCTTCATGGTAAACCATAGTGCTCTCGACACTCCCTACAGCACCTGTGAATCGCTTAGGATGAGGACCTTTTAGAAAATGAGGAAGAAAATCTCTAAAACGCATTCCTTCAACG